TTCTAAACCTAATTCTAAACCTAATTCTGTAGTTAAAAATCTGAAACAACCCTTAATTATATATAAAACAAGTTTCTGTATATATAAAACAAGTTATTTCATTTATAAAACAATTTAAAATTAAATTGATTTATAACTTAGCATAATGACTAATTATAAGATATTAAATAGCAAAATGAGTGACTGTAAACTGTCTACAGATAAACAATTAAATGAAATCAACCCTGATGAATATATTGAAGAACCCTGGGATATTATCGGCACCTACTTCAAGGGCAAGCATTTGCGACAATTGGTCAAGCACCAGATAGAGTCGTTTAATTTGTTTGTCAGTCATCAAATTCCTCAAACGATAGATATGTTCAATCCTGTTCCTATTCGGTCTGAACAAGATTATGTAAAAGAAGTTGACAAATACATTTTAGAAATGTTCATTATGTTTGAGAATTTCAAGCTGTACAGTCCTGAAGCCCACGAGAATAACGGCTCAACCAGTACGATGTTTCCAAAAGTTGCTCGCGAACGCAATTTCAGCTACTCAGGCAATATGACGATTGATATTAAAATTAAATACATTGTTCGTCGGGGTAAAATGCTGGAGTTGGAAGAAACTTTTTACAAAATCTTCCCGAATATTACAATCGGGAAATTGCCTATTATGTTGAAATCGTCAGTTTGTATATTAGAACATTACAAACACATTCCACACACGGTGACAGGTGAATGTAAAATGGACTCAGGTGGTTACTTTATTATCAACGGTTCGGAGAAAACCTGTATCGGACAGGAGCGAGCTGCGGAGAATCGGGTGCAGTGTTTCAACGTCGCCAAGAATAACAACAAGTGGAGTTGGCTGGCGGAGATTAAATCTGTCCCAGATTTCAAGTGTATTTCGCCGAAACAAATTTCTATGATGATGGCGTCTAAAAATAATGGGTTTGGGCACGGGATTTCCATACAAATCCCCCGTGTGAAAAATCCCATTCCTCTCTTTATCATCTTCAGGGCATTGGGTGTCATCAGTGATAGAGATATTTGTCAAACTATTGTATTGGATACCACGTGCAAAAACAATGAATTAATCATGTCCTGCCTTCAAGGGTCCATTGTGGAAGCGAATAAATTCTTGACTCAAGAAATCGCTATTAAACACTTGGTGGCTAATGTCATGTATACCCCGATTAATATGGACAAAGAAACGGGCATTCAAAAGAAGCACGAATTCGCATTAGACGTCCTGGATAATGATATCTTTCCACATTGTCGGACCAAAACACAGAAGATTCATTTCCTCGGGTATATGACCAACCGCTTACTACGTTGTTCGTTAGGTCTTGAAATCCCAGATGATCGTGACTCGTATATGAATAAACGCGTGGATACCACGGGTATTCTCCTGAATAATCTCTTTCGCAATTATTTCAATAAAATGGTGAAAGACATGCAAAAACAAATTATCCGGGAAATCAATACGGGCTCGTGGCGGTCTACTGAAGATTATAATTCTATCATCAATATGACGAATATTTATAAAATTGTCAGGTCCACCACGATTGAAAACGGATTAAAGCGTGCCCTTTCTACAGGGGATTTTGGTGTGAAACAAATAAACAGCAATAAAGTGGGGGTAGCTCAGGTCCTTAACCGGTTAACGTATATCTCCAGTTTAAGTCATTTACGGCGTATCAATACACCGATTGATAAAAGTGGCAAACTGATTCCCCCGCGTAAACTGCATCCGACGTCCTGGGGTTTCTTGTGTCCGGCTGAAACCCCAGAAGGAGGTAGTGTAGGCGTGGTGAAGAATCTGAGTTATATGACCCACGTCACCACATCCAGTAATAGCGATGCTTTATACGAGTATGTGGAACCGTATTTACTGCCACTGGAAGACATGTTGAAGAGTACTCCTAACGGTGCGAATATAACTGACCTGAGTACATTGGTGAAGCTGTATATCAACGGGGCGTGGTTAGGGAATGTGAAAGAACCGACGCAAGTCTATAATATGTTAAAGACCCGCAAGTGTAAAGGGATTATTAATATATATACCTCTATTACATTTGATGTTCGGCGTAAAGAAATTCGGGTATGTAATGACGCCGGCCGGCTCATGAGGCCTCTTCTTCGGGTTCGGAATAATAAACTTATAGTGACACCGGCCATCATTGAACGTATCCGGGCGCAAAAACTGAATTGGGAAGATTTGCTGACCGACTGTAAATTAGACGAAGCCATTATTGAATACGTGGATGCGGCTGAGCAGAATTACAGTATGATTGCGATGACACCCACCGATTTAACCGTCAGCAAAGACGAATTCGTGTACAAGTATACACACTGTGAAATTCACCCGAGCACCTTGTTCGGTATCCTCGCCTCTTGTATTCCCTTTCCGGAACACAATCAATCCCCAAGAAACACATATCAGTGTGCGATGGGCAAACAAGCCATGGGAATGTATGTAACAAACTACGATACACGGATGGATAAAACCGCCTACGTCCTCACTTATCCCATGCGTCCGCTTGTAGAAACCCGCATCATGAATATGATTGAACTCAATCAAATTCCATCTGGGTGTCAAGTTATTGTGGCAATCATGACTCACTCCGGGTATAATCAAGAAGACAGTATTCTCTTTAACAAGGGGTCTATTGATCGGGGTTTATTCCAGGCGACCATTTATCATACAGAAAAAGACGAAGATAAAAAAGTCAACGGCGACGAAGAAATTCGCTGCAAACCTGACAAGATGAAGACCAAGGGGATGCGGTTTGGGAATTATAATAAAGTCAATGAGAACGGGGTCATACCGGAAAATACTCTTGTAGAAAACCGTGATATTATTATCGCCAAGGTCGTGCCAATTAAAGACGCCCGCAATGACCACACGAAAGTGATTAAATACGAAGACCAAAGTAAAATCCACCGCACAACAGAAGAGACGTACATAGATAAGAATTATATAAACCGCAACGGGGATGGTTACAACTTTTGTAAAGTCCGTCTTAGGACCATTCGCAAGCCGATTATTGGGGACAAATTCAGTTCGCGCCACGGGCAAAAAGGCACAATAGGGAATATTATTCCCGAGTGCGATATGCCGTGCACCGCCGATGGGGTGAAACCGGACTTGATTATTAACCCACATGCGATTCCTTCCCGCATGACGATTGCCCAATTAAAAGAAACTGTTTTAGGCAAAACACTCTTGCAACTGGGGCTTTTTGGAGACGGCACAAGTTTCGGGAAGTTTGACGTCAAAGATATTTGCAAAGAGTTACAGAAAGTCGGCTACGAATCCAATGGCAATGAAATCCTATACAATGGGTTAACCGGTGAACAAATTGAGACATCGGTCTTTCTCGGCCCAGTGTTTTATCAACGCTTGAAACACATGGTGTCCGATAAACAACACAGTCGCAGTATTGGACCGATGGTGAACCTAACCCGGCAGCCAGCCGAAGGGCGGTCAAAAGATGGCGGTTTACGCTTTGGGGAAATGGAGCGCGACTGCATGTGTTCGCACGGGGCGTCCCGGTTTACCAAAGGACGGATCTACGATGCCTCCGATGCCTTTAGCGTCCACGTCTGTAAGAAATGCGGGATGATTGCTTCTTATAATGACGAGAAACATATCCACTTGTGTAAGATGTGTGAGAACCGGACGGACTTTGATTACGTGGAGTTGCCATACGCTTGCAAATTGATGTTTCAAGAATTGATGACGATGAATATCGCACCGAGGATAATGACATAGTTTAACACACACTTTTATCGGTAAAATAAATAAGAAAAAAAGTGGTCCAAACAATTATTTAGAGATTTTTATTAGTGTATATTATAATGAAATATGCGTATGTTACTAATTCCGGCGACGGTATTGTATCAATGTATTCTATTAATAGTGTGACTGGGGAGTTGACTCCATTATCACAACCAATCATTGGAACCGGAGTTAGCCCAGTTTCTATAGCTATTGCAACATTTAGCACTGCTGCTTATGCATATGTTGCTAATTATGGCGGCAATAACGTATCAATGTATTCTATTAATAGTACGACTGGTGAATTGACTCTATTATCAACTATTGACGCCGGAAATAACCCAGAGTTTATAACTATTGCAACATTTGACACTGCTGCTTATGCGTATGTTGCTAATGACAATACTATATCAATGTATTCTATTAATAGTACGACTGGGGCGTTGACTCCATTATCACCACCAACCATTGGACCCGTAAATAAGCCAAGTTCTATAGCTATTGCAACATTTGCCGCTGCTACTTATGCGTATGTTACTAATTCCAATGACAATAACGTATCAATGTATTCTATTAATAGTGTGACTGGGGAGTTGACTCCATTATCACAACCAACCATTGGAACCGGAGTTAGCCCAGAGTTTATAACTATTGCAACATTTAGCACTGCTGCTTATGCATATGTTGCTAATTATGGCGACAATAACGTATCAATGTATTCTATTAATAGTACGACTGGTGAATTGATTCCATTATCAACACCAACCATTGGAACCGGAGGTAAACCAGAGTCTATAACTATTGCAACAGTTGGAAATGTTGCTTATGCGTATGTTACTAATTTAGTTGGCAATACTGTATCAATGTATTCTATTAATAGTGCGACTGGGGTGTTGACTCCATTATCACCATTAAACATTGAAACCGGGGCGTCACCATATTCTACAACCATCGCGACATTTGGCGCTGATGCTTATGCTTATGTTAGTAATTATGGTATCAATAATGTATCAATGTATTCTATTGATAGTGTGACTGGGTTGTTGACTCCATTATCATCACCAACCATTGGAACCGGAAATAACTCAACTTTTATGGCTATATACAATACAGTACCTACGCCCACACCTACGCCCACACCTACGCCTACGCCTACGCCTACGCCTACGCCCACGCCTACGCCCTATAAAGAATGCACCGGGACACCGACACAATGGACAACCATAAGTGACATTACACTAATGAATAAAACACTCGCTGACGCGCCAATAACGATACCGACCGTATTAAACAGCATATCAGATCAAACCGCAATTCCGCTAGCAACTATGTGTGTGTCAGATGTGCGTGCGGGTAGTCTTATATTTACGGTCCAAATCGTCTACGGTTCAGAGGCGGAAGCCATAGAAGGTGCGGTCGCGATAGAACAAGTATTACTACCCGCGAACTTAGGACCGTATACGCTAATCACAAGAGTGATGCCGCCCCCCCCTACGCCTTCTCCGCCGATTAGTAACATTTGTTTTCCCGCCGGCACCCCTATTAAAACGGACCAGGGGATTGTCGCCATTGACCAAATTGACACCTCCTATCATACCATCGGAAACAAACGTATTTTAGACATTACGCAAACCGTCACACTGGACCGTTATTTAGTCTGTTTTCCTAAAAATTGTCTAGGAAGAAATCTGCCGAGTGCGGATACCATTATGACGAAAGAACATAAGGTCATGTATACAAATAAAATGCTACCCGCTTATAAATTTTTGAATATATCATCAAACGTCAAACGAGTGAAATACAATGGTGAAATTGTATACAATGTATTACAAGAAAAATACGGTATGATGAATGTCAATAACCTCACTTGTGAAACCCTCCACCCGGATAACTTAATTGCCAAAATCTATAAGAACCGCTTTACAGACGAGTACAACGATAGAGTTATTTATATAATGAACGACTCTTTAGAGAAAAGAAAGTATTATGAATATAAAACAATTGTGAACCGGATTCATACAACCTTTTAGGAAAATACAACCTTTTAGGAAAATACAACCTTTTAAGAAAAGGTTGGGCCAAAACAACCTTTAAAAAACAACCTTTTAAGAAAAGGTTGGACCAAAAACAACCTTTTTACCTAACCTTTTACACCTTTGGACATTTAAAACGCCGACTTGTTGGCAAGTTATCAGTCACAAAGGCAACGTTACAATGGACATTTAAAATGTCCAATGGTGTAAAACAATCTTAAAAAGGTTAGGTAAAAAATAAACATTAATTTATTTAACGGACGTATTTTAAATGTTTGGCCCAACCTTTTTTAAAGGTTGTATATATACAATGTCCGGCTTCTTCAAAGATAATCGTTTCCGAAGTATATTAGGCGGAGGTATTCCCGGGGGTCAGCCACGCTGGGGTTTAATTGGCGGGGGGGCCGGGGTTGATGGTGGTTCTGGCATGGAAGGTGGCAGTTCGCGTGCCACCGATCGCAACATTTTACGCCGTGGTATGGATAATGGGTATTCGCGCACGGCGGTTATCACTCCCTTTAGGGCCTCTTACAATGCCGGGGATACGGCGGGCACAATTAATACCAATCCTTCCCCCTCTATGCCGGGTTCCAATCAAGTGGGAAGCGCTCGTATTGCTACGCAGTTACATTCTTTTTTTGGAGGCATCAATAATAACGGTTCCGCTTTGTATTCTGGCAATCCCCGTTACGTGTATGATAGTTCAGATTATATTCGTTACAAGAAATTAATTGCGGAAAATAAGACGTATAATGATTACAGCTTTGGGGGTGATAATAGCAATGCATCTGCTACGGCACGTCGGAATGTTAGGCGTTTCTAAGTGTTTTTTAGGAAAAGCACGCCAAAAACAACCTTTTAGAAAAGGTTGGGCCAAAATTTTACTATGAATCAATTGAAAAATTATACAACGTACGTTATATAATTTTTGGTCCAACCTTTTTCTAAAAGGTTGTTAAAAGGTTGTTTTTTTTTAAAGGTTGTATATATAATGTTGCCTCAATCACCTTATAATGATTTCAATAACGCAATGGGACCGCCCACCTATGTAGCTTCTACAGTCGGTCCCGCAAGTATCCCTCTGAAACAATCAGATAACAACAATGAGACGCATGCCTCAATGGGGATGCCCTTTAAACCCAATACAATGGCTCAAGGTAATATGTTTTCCATGTTTAGGCGAGCTTATGTGAAAAAATCTGGAGGTGGAGAAGGGTTTTTTGACTCTTCTCAATACATCGCGTTAAAAAAAATTAATGCCACAGGGAAAAGTTCTACGAATTATCAAAATAGTGTAATGTCCTTTAGCGGAGTGGACCAGAATAGTGTTCGCGAAGCTAAGAAATATTGTCGGGCGGGTGGGTGCGTAGCCCCGAAGAAGAAAGGAGCAACCTTTTAGGAAAAGGTTGGGCCAAAAACAACTATGAATCAATTGAAAATTTATATAACGTACGTTTTATAAATTTTGGTCCAACCTTTTCTAAAAGGTTGTTTAAAGGTTGTTTTTAAATAAAAGTATAATATATAAATGAGTGAAATTTGGGGAAAAATTACAGATTCTTTTGATAAATTAAAGGAAAAGATTAAAAGTGTAGCGGCGAATCCTACACCTTCGCCTTTATCATCCAATGCTATGTCAATGCAAAATGGTGGAAAACGTAGGCGAAGTGGGTCCAAACGAAGTGGGTCCAAACGAAGTGGGTCCAAGCGCCAAAAACGCAAAACTAATAAGAAAGTGCGTTTTAGCAAGAAGAACAAAGTTTATACATATAAGCGTAAGTAAATATAAGCGTAAGTAAATATAAACGTAAGTAAATATAAAATAAAATAAATAATTTATATTTATTCATTTTCTCTCCTTAAACACTCTATAAAAGATATAAAATACCAATAAAGTTAAAGATGAATAGTAAAGTTTTATCATAGGATCTTTAGGCATCGTAGAAAAATCATACTTAATTTCACTAGATTTCTTCGTGGGTTTGCTTGTTGGTTTCTTATCAATACCATATTCCGAAAAATCATAGGCTGTATCATCATAATCTTTTTCTTCATTAAATGCTTTATCAATATATTTCTTATTATTCTTGTTTTGATATTCATTATATTCCTGTGCATCACTCATAGTGGTAAAAGTCTCCCGACAGGAATTACCAGACACCGGATTTCTTTTATTCGGAAACCAACACGCACTCATTACACCAATATCAGCATTCGTCACATATCTTGGTTCCGTGTTGTAACTCTGTATACCATTCACATCAACTGTCTCCATTTTAATAGATTGACATTCAGGATTGGGACCACTCATAAATGCCCCAAACATTTGCAATGGGTTAATCTGTCCCAAATTACTTAAAGTCCCTGGAATTAATCCTCTAAATTCGGTGAAATTAACATTTCCTAGACCTTGAGAAATAAATGGAATACTACCATCCGGCACATTATTCACATAGAGTGACCGAGTGACTAGTTCACCAGAAGCGGTGTCTTTACATTTTGCTCCCGTTGTTAAAAAGAATTTATTCCCTAAAGGTCCTCCTGTTTTAGATGCCGGGCTATCTCCGGAAGAAAGAAGAGAGACATATGAAATTAGTCCTGCAATATCATTCGTAATAGCACTAATACTACCATCGGAGCTCATCCCCAATTCTGCAGGAGTGTTAATGAAATTAAAATATTTATAGTCGGGTCCTAAAAGTTTTTCTTCTAGACCTTTTGCATCTTTTTTAACATTTTCAAAGAAATTAGACATATCCTAATATTACTATACATTTTAAAACCACCTTCTCTCAAAAAGGTTGTTACACCTTTAGACTTTTACACCTTTAGACATTTATGTGAAGGTGTGAAAGAATGTTTCTTATACTTATTCTAATCCTGATGCTGTTGGTATTGGTTCATTAGAGTTCGGGTCTCGTCCTGTCAATTGTTGCGACGTGACGGTCAATTGATCACCAATGCCTCTAATCGCAGTAGAATTGTTATCGGTTTCAGAGCTTAATGTAGTGACTTGTTCTTTTAATCCATTTAATTTATCTACTTGGTCTTTTAAATAACTTATATTCGCCGCATTTAACTTTGCTAGGTATAAGGAGTCTTGATTTAATCCCGGGTCCGTATAGCGAATTGTATCACTACTTAATTCCATGTTTTCTAAACCCTCGCGAATTTGCCACCCCATATAGATGAGAAAACGTTTAAACCCCCGCAACAAACTTAAAATAATTAAAACAGATAATAAAATAATTAAAACATTAATTAAAAGCATACTTCTATCTTTCTCTATATATACACAACTTTTTATAAGCGCAGCAAGTAGAAAAAAGGTTTGACCAAAAAGACAACCTTTAAGGAAAACAGTGGGGCCGAAAAATTATATGTTCGTGATACGAATTAATTGTAAAATTTGGCACAACCTTTTCTAAAGGTTGTATATATATGAGCTTTAATAGACATACTGAAATTATCTGGAAAGGGGTTTCTACCAATAGTGCAGTGCCCAATTTTTCGCGTCCTCTTGACGGTTCTGAAGAATATCCCACTGGACCCGATTTTGGCGCCCGACCTATCAAACACTGGCGCAAGCAGTTAACTACTGTTAAAAGCAGCTCCCGAGGACGTGCCGGGATCGGTATGCCCATGGATTTTCCTGGTGGGTCTGTTTATTTAGGCAATACAGAGACGAATACCGATTGTATCACGTGTGTGACGAATCTTAATGGCAATGAAACCACCGCCTTAAAAGAAAATATAGTTAAATACGATAATACCGATTTTACATCTAATCCAGAAGATTTCTTTTATAATTGTGTAGAAGATAAGCCTGTATGTGTCGCATGTAACCCGGTTAATAATATTATCAAACCAGCGACCACAGTCTTGAGCAAAAAATACTACACAGATACCAAAGGTTACCTACAGAGTCGCTGTCTACGTTATGACCAAAAACTATCTGTCAATCCCATGCCAGGTGTAAACTATTTCGGTGCCAATGGTGAGCCTTTATATCCGACGAATGGTATCAATGGTCCCCAAGTGCGGAGCACGCAGAACTGTTTTACCAAGTGTAACACGTGCACAGGTTGTCCGACGTGTACCAATTGCGATGTTTCGTGCGCAACATGTAATAGTGCGGCATCGTGTTCCATTTGTAATACGAATAATACCTGTACCACGAAACCGAGTATAACTATTTATAAGCCTAATAATCAACAGTTCGCCGTCCAAGGTGCTGTGTCTTCTAGTGCCCGAATTGACCGTTTAAAATACAATACTATTACCACCAACGGTGGGTCGTTTTATTCAGCTTGGGGTGCAGCCGGAGCGAATGCTGGACGGTATCAAGGCACCATGAATGGTCCGTATTTCTTAAAAAATAAATTTAATAAATGTGAACCATCCCAGTACCATATTAATGGTAATAAACGTATCTGTCCCCCACAACCTTTAAACTAAGCAAAGCGATGTACCTTAAAAGTTTTCACAGGTTTTTATTCTGTTCTAATTTTACCCACACACGTTCATCTTTACTGATAGAAAGTAACCCTTTGATAGTAACATTATATTCAGGAAACGGAATATTTAATTCTATTCTCTCCCCTTTTTGAATATACATTTGGAGTTGTTGATATAAAACCTTAATACTGGCATACACTGTAGGGTTCAAGCGCAGTTCTTTCAGTTTCAGTAAAATGGGCTTCACTTCATTTTGTCGGTCTATTTGACTTCGCATTTATGTATGATATATAAATACTTTTATATCATATAATGAGAAAAATACCAAATAAAAAACCCTTACCCAAGTTTTTAGCAATTTTTTAAGCAAGTTTTTAGCAATTTTTTAAGCAAGTTTTTAGCAATTTTTAAGCAAGTTTTTTATTCGTTTTTATAGTTCAGTAGTGTTGCATTGATTTTCTCCCACGCTGCATAGTCGTTTGCGCGTAGCTCCCGTTTCTTTTCTTCAAAACTTGCAGTAATGCCTGGCATGATTTTTTCACCTTATTCAACTGTCACCGGTTTAAAGTTGTTAGAGCTAGAGAGAGGGCGATACTCAAATAATGATGGATACCCGAGAATAACAAACTCCGCATCGTGGGGCAAATTTTCCTTAATTTGGTTATAGAATGTCAAGGCTTTTGCTTACAATACATTTACAACTAGTTTGCCAGGCGTATTCTGCTCCAAGTACAACCGGATATTCTCATTCTTTTCAAATGTCTCTGTAGAACAGTCTCCCATGCCCCCGGAAAAAGAGCTAGTTGCATTGTTGTAATGTTTCCAATACCCCAATGGAGATAGATTGGCACGCGTGTACTCGCAATTGTAAATAATATCAGTGCCAGAAATGACCCGTGGTACTAACTGTTCTACAACGAATTCGTTTTCGTGTAAAATATTATAATGGGCCCGAATTTTGACAAAGAGAAAGCGCTCCCGCTCACCCGCAATAGCCAAGGAGAGCAAGTCTTTCTCTAAACCGCACAAGACAAACAAGTCCACGAGTTCTTTGCTCTTGGTCAAATCTTTCTTAGGGTCTCGTGAAGTAAAGAGACGGTGATTGGCGGTGATATAGGTTACCCATAACACATCCGGACTAATGTCTCCAGCATCCAGCATTTCTTTCACTTGCCCTTCATCTTTTCGTAAGAGGGCGTTTGTAAGTTGTTGATATTTTTCAAACAACTTCTTTCCTGTTGTGTGTTGACTTTTCGCACGAACGTCTTCCCAGACGATGATGGCGGCATCAATCTGATTGTTAATGAAGCTGACGCATTCTTTAAATGTTTTATATTGAAGCGCTTCTTTTCTTTCTTGAAAGAAGCGTTTAAAGAGTTCCGGCATCGCTTCTTGGACATAAAGAGGGTCAGTTTCCGGTCGGGGAACCAACGTAAATGCGAATTCACTAATATCAACGCGTGTACTCGCTGGAGTCATCATGTTCACACGTAAACTACCGCCTGCAAGTGCTTCAAGAGCCAGTTCGTCGGTAATATTTTTCACTTCAACGACAACCTGGTCACATTTGCCACTTTCGCCGTTGTATTGAAATGTGGTCTGGAAAAAGCCTTCTTCGTAAATCCCAAATTTGTCTTCATCGTTCGGGTAGTAAGACTTAATTACCGTTCGGATGGTTTTCAAATCACGCCCGTTGAAAAGGTGGAATTCATCATCTTTTTTTTCACCAAAATCAACTTTCATCAAGGTGAACATATGATTTTTTTTTGCGAAGGGAGCAAACAAGTCGTCATGCATGGCGTACTCGGCCTCTTCGCCTCGCATTTCAAGGGATTTGCCTTGGTAGATTTTACTCAACCAATTATAGTGGCCTTTACACATAGAAATCTTTACAACTTCGTCGGGCTGATGATGACCTTTAAAGTCGCGGAACATAAAGGTCACATCAAATTCCTCTACATGGAGGCTACAGTCGCCGTATTCACGGGCTTGGCATTGCTTCGCTTGGAAAGAAGACATCTTCTTTACTTTAAATTGGTATCGGCTTGATTGAAACTTTAACGGCTTGATTGAAACTTTAATGGCTTGATTGAAACTTTAACGGCTTGATTGAACTTGTTTGAGAAATACTATTACATTTAAAGTTATAAGCCATTTCAATTTTAAAATTTCTCTGTGTGTTTTAATAATTTTTTTACATTTTTTGCACATTTACACCTGTTAACACTTGAAAATGCGAAGGTGTAACAAAATTAGTCTATTAAAACCGTTTAAACACAGCATCTGAATATATAATAGTTAAAAAATGACTACTCCGAATGTAGGCACACACGCAGTAGGCACACACGCAGTAGGCACACACGCAGTAGGCACACACGCAGTAGGCACACACGCTGCAGAACGTTTTCCTCTCAAAAAACATTCTAGTCAAGAAAGTATACAAGAAATTTCATCAGTGACCAATGGTAAAATTAATCTTCAATACATTGCGGTGATGATGCAAACCATTGAGAACCGCAAACATACGTGGTCTAGTTTTTTGGAAGGTCCATTAGAAAGTGACATTATAAAACAAATCATCGGGAAAGATGGGCTGCATTTAAAGATTTTTACCACTAAATATGGCCTAGATTTAATCTGGTATGACCGAGCCTCAAACCGTTTTCTATTATGGGGACCAAAAGTGTCGCTAATCAGTGCGTTGCATGCATTAAAACGCCAAATTAACCGGTTTATTATAAAATACGAACAACATACCGCTGCGGTAAATTGTTTGGACCAAACAATGAATATTGTGAGACTACGGTCAGATGACAATGAATGTGATGTGGAACAACCCAAACAGAAAAAACTCAAGAGAAATTAATATACAATATTATCATTTATCCATTTCTTAATTGTCGCATATTTAGGTGTCATAATCGCATTTATACCATTCATATAATCTTCATAATGTTCAGGTGTTTTTTCCACCAACAATAAAGTATGATAAAGAATATTCAACTCCTGTATGGAGTAAATATCCCTGATTTTAATAAAGACTTCATCAATATCTTTTTTAGAATTATCTGTCTGATTTGCGTGATTTCCAAATAATTCGGGCTTCTCTAGTATTGTGCGATACATTTGTAATGTATGCAATAAAGACGCTTGTTCCACATTCGCATACGTTTGTAATAAATTATCAATTCCTAATTTCCCAAGTTTAATCAATAAATCAAATAAATTTCTGAAATCATCATTTTCTTCACGTAAATAACCATAGAAACGATTGAAACGAATAATTGCATTGAATAAGAAAAACACATCATCCCGTTTATCATGATTGTATGTACGGAGTAAGCCTTGCGACCAATATGTTGTTTGAATAAAAATCAAATTATTATTAATAGATAATTTACTACCTTTCGGATAAAATGCGAGAAAAGCTATTTGAGTCATCGCTTGCAAGGGTTCCAAAATAATATCAAACCGTTCTTTCTTGTGATCTTTTTTAAAGATATTATATAAATTTATTAAGGTATCCATATATATATAAAATAAATAGGGTTTATATATATTTTCTGTACAATCTTATCCTGTATCTAACGTGTATATGCAGATGCACTAGTATACTGTTCTGTATTCATACTTATATTAAACACTGGTGCTGCTTGTCTTTTCATCAAGAAGATATTATTCGGCTGGACAGTCTCATGATAATCTAGTTTATATTGTTGACACCAATTAATGCATTTTTGCACATTATTTTTTTTAATCAACTCTAATTTTTCATACTTAATATTGTCTATTAAATTTAGAGTGGAACCAATATTTTCTATTTGTTGCTGGCCAAAAATTGCGTTATATTCTTCAACTTTGTTGACAAAATAATACGGTAATTCATACGGAAATAAGCAGTCTAGGCGACCATTTGTGAGGTGAAGTTTATTCATGATTTTATATAAAAAATTAATCATTTCTTGTCGCATTATTTCGTCCAATTTAAATTTTTTACAAATGATGTATTTCTCGGAATTGGCGTAACGACTTGTATGAGGTTTAACAAAATGCACTGTCTCGTACATATTAGACAATAAATAGAGAATATCCAAAGATATTTTCGTAAACGTATCAAACATTTTAATAATAAAAGTGCCGCCGCGTTTTTGCATTGCAACTGCGAAGCTGACTTGACACAGAATGAGCGGAGCACTCACGATTTCTTGAGAGAGATAATGGACGGAGAAATCAAACCCACCGTCACCTGTTATTAATTCCATTTCGCCTTTATAATATTTATAACAATGCAATAAATTAGTTGGATTCATTAAATCGCCTCGTTCATCTTTACCTTTCTCAATAATAACATTCTTGTGTTCTGCGAGGAAAACTTTACTTTTGCGCCAGCCAGGTACATTTTGATTATGTTCTTCAAGCAAAGTCATCCCATAATAGATATCGTTTGGATTATTCCGTAAAAAGAGTAAGGCCTCTATGAACCCACCTGGACCCTCAGCTAAATGAAAACTCTTACATTTTTCAATTGGCAAATCAGATAAAATATTCAACATATGACACATTTCTACCATTTTAAAAAAAGAACGTGATAAAGGTTTATATTGACAGATTGCATTGCGGGAATTGGGCACAGGTGTGTGAATAAACTCGTAAGGATTTGTATATTTTTTATATTTATCCCACGCATTCTCACATTCATCAATTTGTCCTTTTAATACGTTTAAATAACTCAACAGAGTTTTATTAATCCGGACTGCTTGTCTTTGTTCATGTGTGAAATCATAATTTATATCTTTTAAAAAATCTTTTGTATTTATAATTGAGGGTAAAAGATAAGAACTCATATAGGTGTTAATTAATATAAGAAAGAGTATTTATATACTTTATAAAAACTACATATAAAATGCCACACTTTTAAAAGTGTTTTTTT